AGTTCCATTAGCACTCAAAGAGATTGTTGGAGAAGCTGAATCTCCCACATAAAGAGCATTCTCCGACCAAATATCACCAGAATTGCCTATTTGTACGTTTGTTGTCCCACCACCGAAAACAGCAGATCCATCAGCTTTGATTGTAGCATTTTCAGCACCAGCATAACTACTAATAAATGTTTTAGTACTAGTAGATGAACCAGTGGCATGGAAATGACCACTACTAACAGTTACATCAGTAGCGAACGTGCCGGATCCTGCAAACTCGGCGTCACCTGCTACTGATATAGAACTGGTGGGAGTTGAGTTACCTGTTGTGTAACCTCGCCACAAGAAAGATGCTGCATTACTGTAACTCGCTGATACACCACTACCAGTATTCAGATGTGACCCATCTGCAGTACCTTCATGTGGATTTCCTCCACTTCTTATTTCACCAGTACTGGTGAAATTACCAGTGGGATCAATAATTACATTTGGAGAAGTACCTGCATCACCAAGACTTGATTGATTTAGTTTGATTGATCCTACACCAGTAACATTCCCCTGATCACTAACAACAAATCCAGGAGTTGCTAATTCACCAGTAATCGAAACAGAATCCGTGTCATTATCATAAAACGTTGCCAGATCAGCAGCAATTACATTAATTTCCTGCCGTTGATCTTCTAAATTAAAAGACTTTGTTACATTTCTTAATGTCATTTGACTAACTGTTTGAGAAGGGACTTAATTTCGGACATTTCTTCCTTTAAAGTATTTAGTTCTTTCAAGGCATTTTGGAACTCACCCGAAAAAGATCCAGATGCTTTTGGTGTAGTATTAATAATTGCTCCCGTATTCATATCTCTCACATAATTCTCGTGACCTTCTACTTTGAGATATTGCATATCAATAAGAAGCAACAGCTCTTATATCTTGAATCTTAGGAACATAAGCAGGATCAGGTGTTCTCATAACAATTTTAATTGCAAAAGAAGAAAACTCTTGCATGTCACTCACAGTATATCTCAACTCTTGATAAGAAGATTGTTTCTCATATTGTCCAGAAATACTATTCTCTGCTGTCGCAATCTTGTTTGAATCATCAGGACCACCAGTACCATTAAAGTACTCCCAATTTAAATCATTGAAATTCTGTTGTGATGCAGCAGGTTTAATCTTATAAAGTACATGTACATCAGAAATATCCTTTACATTTAAAGTGATATATGTATTAATTGCAGTAGCAGGATTATCAATAAAAATCTCTTTAGTAACATACTTAGCAAGAGCAGAAGTATTTACAGAACCTGTTTCAGGAACATAATCAATACCATCAGAGAATGACATTGATTTGACTTCTGCATATTTAGATGTTTCTAATGCAGAATTTTGAAAATCGATAATATCTCCTACACGGAAAATATCAGCAATTTGTCCACTGGTTATACTGGATCTAGCATAATCACTACCTAAAGTAATAGCACTAATATAATTACTATTAATAGGTTGCTTATCATTTTCTACAGTAAGAGTCTTGGTTTTGGAATCCCAAATAACTATCTTACCATTAATTGTATTTTCATACTTCTCACTTCTATAAGAAGGATTATATGCAGTAACTGTATTTCCAGTAACGAAATTAGGAAGAATTTCAAAAATACCATCACTAGCAATACTTACAGTTATCCCATTCAAATCACCATCACCCACAGATTGAGTACTGAAATATAATTCTTCACCAACAGTAAACCGCAAAGAATTTTTAATCTTAACATAGATATCATTACCATCAACACGCAGAACTTCAGATTCTGCAGTAGATGTCAAACCTTTGACATTCTGACCAAGTGTAATCGGAATTACAACATCAGAACCCACTGGGACATTACCACTAACAGTGAATTTATATACTGGATAAAGTTGAAGAATTTGATATTTCTTACCATAACGATCTTCTTTACCTGTATTATTCTCAATCCTATTAGATATAGTTTTCACCGAAGCATTTCTTAAATCAATCAATGGTGAAAGATGAGAAGTATCAGAAGAAAGTTTAATCTTATAAAGAAGAGAATTCTCAATATTATTGATTGTCTCATTAATTCCTGAAGCAATTACCTTCTGATTTAAGAAATACTGTTCTTCATTTAAGAATGTAGTTTCCATATCAGATACAGAATATGAAGCATAATTTTCTGTAGTAGAATCTATAGGAACTATATTAGTGGTAGATACAAAACTTTCGATCTTTGTACCTGATGTTTGTAAGTATGGGATCTGTGCATAAAGTTTTTCATACTTCCTATTATAAGAAGCAAGTATTGTATTTCCACCACCATATCCAGTAGTAGATGCCTTACTGGGACCAACAATAGTATATGTATCAACACCACTATTAGAAACCCCAAACAAAGAAGATTCTATATCATTACTGTCAAATCCAGAGAAATCATCAAATCCTTTAAAATGAACTTTAGATTTTCCAGTACTTTCATACCCATTATCGCGATGAGCAAACTTGAGTATATTACTATTATTCTTAAACAATTCAGAAGTAGCAGTACTATTTGCTAAAGCATATGTCTCTACAGGATCTAATTCTAATTTCTCATAACCCAAGTCCTGATTTTTAATCAATAATTCAGCAGATCTAGTAAGATCAAATTCTGCTCTATAAAGAACAAACTTAATATCTTCAAATAGATCTTCTGTCCAATTATCTACATTCTGTGATTTAAATACAGAACCTAACAAAGGTTGTGTGTTAACAACTAAACCAGAAGAAATATCGGTTTCTCCCAATCGTGATGCCCACATCTCATATTCTGTACTATCACATTCAATATTTAAAGCATATTCTGTATTGTTTTGTAGATATACAGGATAATCAAACTTAAATTTAGTTGGTGTTATTGAACTAACATTTGTGTCTGTGTCAACAGCAATACCCATTCTAACTGCTGGTTCATTAATAGTAATTTCAGATTCAATTACTGCACCAGTAGCACCTTGACCAGAACCACGAACAACAATAGCAGGTGCTTCTGTATAACCCCTACCAGATATAGCAACTTCTGCTAGATATAATTGACCATTTGATACTTTAGCAGATCCTGTTGCATTACTACCACCAGGCAATTGAGGACTCTCTATAGTAATAGTTGCTCCCTCATATCCAGATCCAAGATTGGTAGATTTTAAACTAGTTACACTACCCGAATCTTTGGGAATCTTAAGACCAATAGTTGCATTATTTGCGTTATTATATGTGGTAACTGACCCAACAGTTAAATCTTCATTAGTTAAGAAAGAAGTTCCGTTATGATTATCTAAAACAAAAGTATATACTTGATCGTTAGCAACAGAAACCTCACCATTACTATTTGCTATTACTTCAAAATTATTCTTATCAAGAATCTTTGCAAGAGGACCAGAAGCAAGTGATCTATTACCAGTAATATATTCACCAATCTTTAATGTGATATTTCCAGAAGAATAAACTTTCAAGAAAGTATCTGGATATAATGTAATTTGTGATCCAGGTACAACATATTTACCTGGTTTTTCTGTGTCAATATTAGTTAAATAAACCCGAATAGGAATAGAAGAACTCTTCTTATTGAAGAATAGATCCACACCAGTAGCAAACATACCACCATCAAAGTTCTCTACTTTAAATGTTTGTGCAAGTGGATTGGGTCTAGCAGTATTCTCAGTATTACTATCAATTAATTGAACACCCTCATTTGCTTTAAAGAATGCTGGTACAGTTGAAATAATAGAAGCAGGATTCTCTGGAAGAACACCAGTTGCATAGAACTTAACTTCAGCATATGTATCTACAGAATCCTTATCTGAATCTGTTGCACTAGATGTAAAACGAATAGTTTTTATACCAGTAGCAAAACGAACTTCTTCTGAAGTATCATCATACTGCAATGTATTAAGATCTCCTGTCCATGATATGTTCTGCTTTGGAGCATATCCTGCAGGTACTAAAATAATACCACTAGCATTACCATATTCATCAGTAATGATGTCATTATTGAATGTAGTTAAAGAATTGCCAGAAACACCAGTAAACCTAGAATCAGGATTGACCCATCTACTAACATCCCTATTCTCCATAAACACATGAACTTGTGTCTTTGGCTTTAATCTCTTAAGGGAAAATTTAACTGGAATAGACCTAGCAAAAAATCTCAAGGCATCACTAACACTCGTGCCATTAATAGTTTTATATCCAACACCCTTCGCAATCTCATTGTTTTGTGGACTTACATTAGAAGAACTTCCAACAGATGCATTACCAACAGATGCTGCAGCACTAGATGTATTATTTACAGCAAGAGAATTGATATTATAGAAAGTTTTATTAACACCAACCCAGTTAATTACAAACGAATTGTAAATACTAGAGAAACTTTCCTTTACATCCCTAGATAGGAATATAGAATATAAACCTGTATTATTATCTGTTACAAGCGGAGCCACAGTAGTATCATACCATTGATCAATATTTGGTTCTAATGATGCATCCCCAACATACTGAATAACAACAAATGGGTTTGGATTGATTGTTTTAGTGGCAAATGTGTTTGACGCATATACAATATCACTATAAGGTAATGTAATAACATCATTGTTATTTACATACCCACCAATACTTCTTTGATAGTCTTTAGTATAAAGCTCTTTTAATTTAAAACTATCCTCTTTTACTTGTGGACGCAATACAGATTGTTGCGAATCAATAGAACACTTATAATCAAGAGAACTTAAATTCCCTATATTATGAGATTCAAAGTTATCAACAATAAAACCACTCTTGATTCTATCGAGACCCAAAGAATCCTTAACCTGCATATTCAATGCTTGCTGTTCTAGGATACTTAAAGTAGTATAATACTCTAATCTTTCAATTCTTTTCTCAAGCTTACCGATGTCTTTCATCGTGTAACGCTTATTATCAACTGGTAAAATCCTTACATCCTTACCTGTTTGTGTGAAAGCAGGAATGTACATATAATACAAAGGAATACCATCTTCAATGATTTCTGGTTTAGATGGGTTTAGTGAAGAATTGCCTGTCTTAATAAGAAATTCTCCTTTCTGATTTAAGAAGACACCATCAATTCTATCCAAATACTGAGATTCACTAAACGATACTGTATATGGAAGTGTTTTACTTGAAGCTGGTGTACTAGAAACAGCACCACCTGGTCCAGTGAAATTGATATATTCTGCTTGAGATAATAAAGAAATATCTTGAAAACCAGTAATAACTGAATTATAATCTACTTTAGGACGGAAATCTAAAACATTCCTCAAGCTGACTATACCATGAACATTTGAATTGAAGTTGGGAACTTCATCAGCAACAACACCATCTTCATGTACATAAGAATCAATGGTGCAGAAATCTCCTTGTGAATGTTCAAAGTAATCAAAAGCAACTACAAGAATACCACTCGGTGCAGTGAATCCTGGTTTTAATACAAGTCGAGAAACATCATAAAAAGTATCTCTCTGACCATCATCAAATGTAAACTTATGAGTTATATCTGATCCAACAATTAAATTACCATTTACATCTACAGTTGGTGATGTTTGACTAGTTCCTTCATAAACATACTTAATCTTAAATGCATCAGAATATGTGTATGACTCTGTACTATCATTATCATAATCAATACCACGTAAAGGAACAACTTTATCGCCACCAGCAGTAATAACAATTCTCTTATTCTTAACAACAGTTTTTA